AAGGCACTGGCGGCCGATGGTAAGATCGTTGCCACCGAACACCGCGATAAGGACATTCAGGCTGCAGCTGAAAAGCCGGTAAAGACCCGCAGGGCCAAGGCTGAGGAGAAGCCCGCAGAGCCTGCTGCGGCAGAGTAAGGAGAACGGCATGATCTACGGTGCACAGTTTGGTGGAGTCCGCCAGCAGGCGGCGAACCTCGGCGGCAGCGTCGGAAATTACACCGCTGAGCAGTTCAAGGAAGAATATCCGCAGTTCTGCAATGCCGACGGCAAGTGTCACCTGCCGGATGCTCTGCTGAATGAGATCGTGCGCATGGCCAATGTCAGCGTACAGCCGGACAAATGGCTGTACAGCTGGCACTACGCCGTGGGGCTGTATGTGGCACATTACGTGACCCTGCAGCTGCGCACCTTTGCTGAAAGCAGCGCAACGCCTGCGCAGGCTGCAGCTTCCGGTGCACTGGTGGGCGTGGTGAAATCCGCCACACTGGGCGACAGTTCTGTGACCTACGACACCTCCGCCCTGACCGCAGGCACTGAGGACTGGGGCGACCTGAATGCTACCACTTACGGCCAGATGCTGGCCAACCGCGCCCGGTTCATCGGGCTTGCGGGCAGTTATGTGATCTGAGGTGATGAAGGATGGACTGGACGGACTGGTACACCGACACGGCAGATGTGTTCCGCAATGAGAAAGTGACCGAGAACAGCCTGACCCACATGGAACGCAGGAAGGTGCTTTCCGGTGTTGCCTGCCGGGTCTATCAGACAAAGCCCAGCGGGCTGCAGATGAACCAGACTGCTGCCAGCATCACCCAGACCGATAAGCTGGCCTGCGGCATCGAAGTGGATATCAAGCCCGGAGATGAGCTGGTGATCCACAGAGGTGCAAAGCTGGGTTATACTGCGCCGGACGAGCGCTATTTTGCAGACACACCGGAGCGCTATTATGAACCCTTCGGTGCGGTCATGCCGGGGCTGGCCCATCAGGAGATCACACTGTTGAAGCAGGAGCGTGTGAAATGACGCTGGATGAATACATTCAAAAACTGGAAGCAGCTCAAAAAGTTCTGCCGGATATGATTTCTGTTGCCGCGAAGAACGCCACCATCCGCGCAGTGGAAGCCGCACAGGAAAAGACCCCGCCCACAGCAGACAGCCTGAGCGGCATCAACACCCGCACCGGTGAACTGAAGCAGCATTGGGCCACGGACAGCAAGATCATCCCGGAGCAGCAGGCCGGGCAGTATGTCACCGAGCTGAATAATAACAAAGAATATGCTTCTTTTGTGAATGACGGCCACCGGATGGACAAACATTTTGTGCCCGGCCTGTATGTGAACCCTGCTTCCGGCCTGCTGGAATATGACCCCAGCCGGAAAGATGAGGTGGGCATCATGGTGGGCACCCAAACGCAGTACGTGGAAGGCTTGCACATGACCGATGCTGCCCAGCAGGCTTACGAAGAAACGCTGCAGGCGGAACTGGAAAGAACCGGCAGAGAGCTGGAAAGGATTCTGAGATGAACTTTACCGTTACCACCATTGCACGTTCGCTGGCGGCACATCTCTCGCCTGTCCTGCCCGGCGTACAGATGCTGGAAGACCCTGCCCAGCAGGGTGTGGAACCGCCCTGCATGTTCCTGCAGCAGCGGTATTACAACATCAAACCGCACCCGGGTGGGCGCTGGCTGCGCACCATCGGCGTAGACCTGACCTATCTGCTGGATTACAACCTGCCCGACCTGCAGCAGCAGTACAGTGCCGCCGCAGAAACCTTAGACCTCTGCATGGAGGTGTTTCCCTATACCGATGGTACAGACACCGCCCTGCTGCGGGCCTATGACCGCAAGACAGACATTGATTCCGACGGTTTGCATTACAAATTCGAGCTGCGTATTTTTGTGGAAAAGCCCGAAGATGCTGTAAAGATGCAGACCCTGAGCATCGATCAGAAGGTGGATAAATGAAAGAAAAAGAAACCCAGTATCGCCGTGAAGTTCTGCTGAAGGACCCGCGTTTTGCGAGATATCAGCCGGACTTTCTGGCTGCGGTACTGAACAAACCGTATTACACCCTCGCAGAGGCGCAGGCCGCTGTGAAAGATTTTTGGAAGGAGTGACCCGCTATGGCAGCAGGTGGAACCTTTACCGTACAAAACAAAGTCCGGCCGGGCGTTTACTTTCGCTTCCGGTCGAAGAACAAACAGGATCTGACCGTCGGCGACCGCGGCATTGCTGCGCTCTGTGAACCTCTGCATTGGGGTCCGACGGCTAAAGTGATTGAGATCGATGCCGGTGCCGACATGACCGTGTACACCGGTTATGATATTACTGCGCCGGAAAACCGGTTTCTGACCGAGATCTTCAAGGGCACCAACCGCACGGCAGCGCCCCGCAAGGTACTGCTGTACCGTCCCACGGCCAGTGGTGCCGTAAAAGCCACCATGGAGATCGCGCCGCTGACCGCTACCGCAAAGTATGTGGGCGTACGCGGGAACGATATCTCCGTCGTTGTGACGGCGCTTTCCTCGCCGGAAGGCAGCTTTGAGGTCTCAACTGTAGTGGATGGTGAGATCAAAGACCAGCAGACCGCCAAGACGGTGGAAGAACTGGCTGCAAACAGCTGGGTGGACTGGAGCGGCACCGGCGCTCTGACTGCCAATGTCGGAACTGCCCTGACCGGCGGAGAGGACGGCGTGGTAGCAGCTTCGGCTTACAGCGCATTCCTGACCGCCATTGAGCCCTACAAGTTCGATGTGCTGATCTACGATGGCGCGGACAACACGGCGCGTACCGCGATGGAAAGCTTCATCAAGCGGGTCAATACCGAGACGGGCCGCTATTCTCAGCTGGTGGAATCCGGCAGCACCAATCCTGACACCCGCTATATCGTCAACGTGGACACCGGCGTTGTGCTGGACGATGGCACAACCCTGACCCCGCAGCAGGTGTGCTGGTGGGCAGGCGGCGCACTGGCTGCAGCCACCTATGGCGAAGACCTGACCAACGCCGTCTATCCCAATGCTGTGGACATCTCTCCTCGGCTGACCCACAGCCAGTACGTGGATGCCATCAATTCCGGCAAGTTCGTCCTGAATGCCGATGATGGTACAGTCCGCGTGGAGTATGATATCAATTCTCTGGTCACCTACACTTCGGAGATCGGCGAGGTGTACCGCTACAACCGTACCATGCGGCTGTGCAACACCATCGCCAACGACCTGTATTCTCAGTTCTCCAAGAACTATGTGGGCATTGTGGACAACACCGATGCGGGCCGCATGGAGTACAAGAGCGCCGTCGTGAAGTACCTGACCCAGCTGCAGGCATCCGGTGGCATCCAGAACTTTGATGGCGAAACCGATGTCACCGTTGAGAAGGGCGATGCCAAGGACGCGGTGCTTATCACGCTGGCGATCGAAGCCGTGGGCAGCACCAACAAGATCTACATCACGCTGGATGTGGCGTAAGGAGGGATTTTAATGTATTTGCTTGCACAGGACACCCTGAACGGTGCCGAAGGCAAAATCACCGTCACTCGTGATGGCCGCATCACAGAGATCTGCGGCATGAAAAACATCAAGACGGTGGCTGGCATTCAGACCTCGGACATGAAGACCATCGGCACCCGCACGGTGCAGAAAAAGGCCAATGGTGTCACGCAGACCGGCACCGGCAATGTCTACTTTGGTTCCAACGGCAGCAACCTGTTCACTGATATGCTGCTGCAGTATATCAACACTGGTGTAATGGAAACCTTTGATATCACCATCACCAACAACGACCCCACGGCCAGCGTGGGCGATCAGGTCATGGGCTATTATGGCTGTATGCTGACCGGTGAGATCCCGCTGTCCATCCTGAACGACGACGAAGCAATGCTGAACTATGACTTCAATTTCAGCTACACCAAGGTAAACCGTCTGAAAGCATTTTCCGACCCGGTCAATCTGGGCAACTGATAGGAGGTATTCTTTATGAGCGCACTTTCCGCATTTCTGCATCCCGCTGTTCCTACGGAAGAAAAGGAGCTTGTCATTTCCAAGCGCTTTCTCGGCGCAGATGGCAAACCTGTTCCGTTTAAGATCCGCGCCCTGACCCAGGAAGAAAATTCTTCCCTGCTCAAGGCATCCACCCGCAAGAAAAAGGTAGGCCAGCAGTGGCAGGACGAGATGGATGCCAACGAATATTCCAGCCGCATGATCGTGGCTGCAACGGTATTCCCCGACTTTCACAGCGCTGAGCTGTGCGAAAACTATAACACCAAAGATCCTGTCCAGGTCCCCGGCAAGATGCTGCTGGCCGGTGAGTTTCTCAAACTCATCACCGCAATCAACGAACTGTCCGGATTGGATGAAGGCCCGGACGAAGAAGCAAAAAACTGATCGCCGGGGACCTCTGGGATATTGATGTTCTGACAGCTTACTACTGTTTTGACAATCTCGGCTGGTCCCCCGGTCAATACGATGCCCTGCCGGAGCGTGAAAAGGCTCTGGTCCGGGCATTTGCTTTGCGTACAATGGAAAAGCGCTTAAAAGAATCCCGACAGATGAAGGAGGCTGGACACAGTGGCTGATATCCATTCAAGGTTCATTCTGGACGATCAGGCTTCCAATCCGCTGGCCGGGTATATCACAGTCGCGAAGAATGCGGCTTCTGCAACCACCGCTGCACAGCGCCAGCTGAAAAGCTATGAATCCGCACTGCGGAGCACAGAGCTTGCTTCTGCTAAGGCAACTGCGGCCTTTGAAGCCAGTGCTCAGCAGCTGGATGCCATGCGCGCTGCCGGTGAAGCGGGCACCGCTGCGTACAAACAGCTTGAGACCCAGAACGAACGCCTGCGTTTGAAGGTGGAAGCGCTGGGTACACAAACCGGCATCCTTACCGGAAAAGCCCGTGAAACGCAGGCTGCGGTGGAAAAAGAAGCCGCCGCTATCCGAGAACAGGCCGATGCCGCTGAAAAAGCATCCAAAAGCACCAAAGAACTTTCGGACAATCAGAAAGCGGCCACGTCTTCCGCTGATGCTCTGGCAAGCGCTGTGAAACGGCTTGCTGCTTCTTACCTCAGTATTCAGGGGCTGAAAAGAGCCGTAGACCTTTCAGACAGCTTGGTTTCTACCCGCGCCCGGCTTGACCGTATGAACGATGGCCTGCAGACCACGCAGCAGTTGGAAACGATGATCTACCAGTCCGCGCAGCGTTCCCGCGGCAATTTTATGGACACCATGGGGCTGGTTTCACAGTTGGGTACTATGGCGGGCAGCGCATTTGACAACACGAAGGAGATCGTGCAGTTTGCAGAACAGCTGAACAAACAGCTTGCGCTCTCTGGCGCATCCGGGCAAGCTGCGCAGGCTGCAATTCTTCAGATGGAACAGGGCCTTGCGTCCGGCGTGCTGCGCGGCGATGAACTGAACAGCGTCATGGAACAGGCACCGGCCATTGCAAGATCCATTGCGGACTATCTGCAGGTGGATATGGGCAAGCTGCGCGAAATGGGTGCACAGGGGCAGATCACCGCCGCCATTGTAAAAAACGCCATGTTTGCAGCCGCAGCAGAGACCAACGCTGAATTTGCAAAAACCCCCATGACTTGGGCGCAGGTTTGGACGGTGGCTTCCAACGCTGCCATCCGTGCCCTTGACCCGCTGCTGTCAGCCATCAACTGGGTAGCGAACAACATCCAGACGGTTGTCCCCATTGTGATTTCTCTGGGAACCGCTTTTGGTGTGCTGCTGATTGCCGCCAACTGGACGAACATTCTGGCATTTGCTTCTGAGAAAGCCGCTGCCGCACAGGCATTTCTCAATGCCGTCATGGCCGCAAACCCGGCCGCACTGGCCGCTGCC